AATCTATTGGTAGTACTACTGCATCAAGCATATCAGTTAATGTGGTTGGTGATGATATTACTGTTACTTATGTTCTTAAACATGGTGAGTATCTTACATCTACAGTTCAAGAAGTAGTAGATGCTATAAATAATTCAACTGCTGCAAAAGCTAAAGTAAATGCCCTTGTTCTATGGGGTGGAGACAAACCAATGTTCAATAAAAACACAATTAAGCTTGAAAAATTTGTTTCCATATCAGACATAACAAACATTACTGGCCCAGCTTTAACTATGGAAACAACTGATATTACAACGTTTGATTCTGTAAGTGGTTGTGCAGAATTTATGCCAACCACAAGAAATACAGGACAAGTAACCTTAACTATTCTTTATGATAAGAAAGAAGGTGATATTCGTTGTTGTGAAGAAAGTGAAATAAGAGAAACCGAAACAGAAGTAGAACGAATATGTGAAACGTTAGGGCATGAATATTTGAAACAATTTTACGAAACAGAAAGTGAGCAGTTGTATAGAATATTCTTAACTGATATAGATGGCACTCGTATGAAATTTCAAGGACGTATAACAGAGATGCCATTGACAATTCCTGTTGATGAGAAAGTAACATTTGATGTAACAATACAGGCTACAAGTGCAATGACATTAGAACCTGTGTAAATTAAAAGGAGGTGAGTAAATGTCCATATTAGGAGTAGGAACTAAACTTGAGTATTATGAAGGTGCAGCATATCATGCAATAGCTAACATTTACAGCTTAACTGGGCCGTCATTGACAAAAGAGACTGTTGATTCTACAGCACTTGATACACCAAATGGATATCGACAATTCATAGGTAGTCTCAAAAATAGTGGAACATTAGCTTTTTCATTGCTGTTTACGAGTACAGGATATCAGAAAATAAAAGAGTTTTATGATAGCAATACAAGTGTGCAATATAGAATAACATTGCCAGATAAAGCAACCGTGGAAGGACATGGTTCACAATTTGTATTTAATGGACTCGTTACTGAACTTCCTCTAACAGTACCAACTGAGGATAAAGTTACATGTGATGTAACAATGCAAATTGTTGATAGTGTTACATTTACACCAGCAACTTAAAAAATAATAGGAGGGATAAGAAATGGCAATTATAGGTGTTGGAACAACATTAAAGATTGGTGGCACTTTGATAGGTAAGGTAACCAATATTGGTGGGCCTTCTATGTCTAAGGAGACTGTAGATACTACTTCATTTGATAATACTGATGGTTATAGGTCATTCATTGCAGGATTAAAGGATGCTGGAACGTTAACCTTTACATTGATGTTTGATAAGACCGTGTATTCTACATTGAAAGCAGCATTTGAAGACAATACTGCAAAAGCAATTGAAATAACATTGCCAGATGCTACTAAATTAACGTTTAATGGTTTCGTTACAGAGTTACCATTGACGGTACCAACTGAGGATAAAGTAACCTGTGATGTAACGGTAAAGATTAGTGGGCCTGTAACATTAGCATAATAAGGAGGGTTAGTTTATGAGTGAAAAGATATTTGGTAGAGAGGATTTTCTTAAGCTACCAAAGCCTGTAGTTAAGAAGGTATTTTGTGAGTCTCTAAATGCTCATGTATACATGAAAAAGATGAGTGCCTTAGATTTTGATAATTATAACAATCAAATAATAGAATTTGTGGAGGATGAAAATGGTAATACTAAACTGCGTCAAAATTTAAAAGGGGTCAAGCTTAAATTCCTAGTATATGTTTTATGTGATGAACATGGTAATAGACTGTTCAAAGATGATGAATATATTAAGCTTGGGGCTTTAGATAGAGAAGTGGTTGATGAGTTGTTTCAAAAAGCTTCTGAGCTTAATGAGATATCCGAAGCTGAAAAGGAGAAACTTGAAAAAAACTCATCTACGGAGCAGGAAGAAGGTTTGCCTTTAGGTTAGCTTTAGCTCTGGGTTATCCACACCCAGACTTTCTGCTCAGTATGTTAACACCACAACAATTTGCAGAATGGCAAGCTTTCTATAAGATAGAACCATGGGGTTTTCAAACAGATGACATGCAGTTTAGCTTTACCAGAAAGATGATGGCTGATGTTATGGGTGCCAAGAAACGAAATGACCAGCCAATAACGATTGAAGATGTTTCATTATCTAAGATGTTATCTGAACAAAGAGTACCCAAGACTCAAAGTGTAGAAGAAATGAAAGCTATCTTGTTAGCTTTGGCTGGAGGAAAGGAGGAAAATAATGGCTGAGCAATCAATTGGTGCCTTAATAGCTTTTATAGGAGCAGATGTTAGCAGATTACAAAGGGCTGTTCAAAATGCAGAAAAATTATTAAAACAATATGAAGCTAACGCTGGCCAGACTTTGCCTAAGGTGGAAAAAGGTTGGGTAAAGTCATTTGACAATATAAACAAAACGATAAGCAAAGCAACTACAACAATACAAAAACCTTTAAATAATTTGTCTCAGTCATTATTTTCCATTAAAGGACTACTATTATCTTTTGGAACATACAAATTTGCAAAGAGTTTTATAGATGTGGCTTCTGGTGTTGAAATGGCTACAGTTAAATTAGATGTTCTTACTGGAG